AAATAACACATCTGTAACCGTAGATGCAATCTTAACCAAAAAAGGTAGAGAATTATTAGCTAAAAATGACGGTTCATTTAGAATTACTCAATTTTCATTATCTGATGATGAAATTGATTATACTCTATACAACCCTTCACATCCATCCGGATCAGCTTTTTATGGTGAAGCCATTGAAGCCATGCCTATATTAGAAGCATTTCCTGATGAAACACAAATAATGAAGTATAAACTTTTAACTTTACCAAGAGGTACTGCTAAATTACCTGTATTAAATGTAGGTTATACTGCTATTAGTTTAAAACAGGGTGCTACATTAGCCATTACTCCTCAAACCTTAAACTATTTAGGTGCTTCTACAGCATTTGAATCTTCAGGTTATACAGCAACAATTGGTGATTCTAGATTAATGTCAACCTTTACAGGTGTAGGTATTAATACTACCGAAGCTACAACATTAAATTCAACTACTACTATTGGAACAAACGTTTCAAGAACTGTAATTGGATCTACTATAAACTTAACAGCAACCACTGTTAATACTCTATTTGGTTCTCAATCTACTTTATCAACTATTTTAACTATAATTGGTAGAGATTCAGGAGCAAGAGTGACTATTCCTATAACAATAACTAAAGTAACTCAATAATAATATGAGCTTTGTAACTTTTAATCCCGAAGATTTTGTAGTAAGTGCTGATTCAATTACTTCAGTACTATGGAGTAGCGGACAAACTACTCTAACTAGTTATTATACTTCTTCAACTGTAATTAATAATAATGCTTACTTACCAGTATATTATAGAAGCCCAGCTATATATTCCTCAGATTTATCTCAATTCTCAGTCGCGTATGGTCATATAAATGGTACAGGTTCAGCTCCCATAAATGCCTCTGTTATTGGAAAATCTCCATCAAGAATTACTTATGGTCAATTTAGAACTTTAGTTAATGGTGATGAAAATACTCCTTTTAACTTTGGAGCAGGTAATACTACTTCTCCTGATGTATTTGTAATAAATGTTAATAGAGCTAATTATAAAGAAAAACTATTTCCTGGAACCTTTAATTTAGGTCTCTCGGGTTCCGATGGAACCAATTCTATTAAAATTGCCTTAACTGACAATAGTAATCAAGTTACAACCTTAACTTATTGTGATGCTGGTAGGGTATTCGATATAGTAAGTGGTTCAAATGGAGTAGCTACAACATCAATACCAGTTTCTAGTTCAGCTGCTGGTTATACGGTTTCAGGTTCATATGGTAAATTTTTACCGGATGTAGGTTTAATTTTATTAAACCCAAGAGCATTAGCTTTATCTGCTAGTCAAGGTGGTATAGGATTAACTTTACCTACTTCTAATACATCTGCTAATTTAGGTCTAATAAATGCGGCTTTAATTAACTCAATGAATTTAGGAGGATCAACAGGGTTCTCTTTAAATAGTGAAGAAACAATAACCTCAGATTATATATTTGTTAGAGTAAAGAACAGTGATTTTAATTATACTACTAACCCTTCAATGATAAGTGGTAGTGGAGATTTTTATTACCCAACATTAGTTAATAACCCAAGAACCTACGTTACAACAGTAGGTATGTATAATAATAATAATGAGTTATTAGCTGTAGCTAAATTATCAACTCCATTAGCTAAAGACTTTACAAAAGAGGCACTTATTAGGATTAAGCTCGATTTTTGATTTTTCTTCTTAGTTTAATATTTATTAACGAATACTTAGTAAAATTAAATTATGAATATAAAAAATGTAATATGTCAAATATGTAAGAAAGAAATGTCTTTTGGTAGAATCAAAAGACATATTTCTTCTAACCATAAAGAAATCTTATTAGAAGATTATCTAAAATTGTACTGGAATACTTTACCCCTTCATAAACCTTGTGAATATTGTAAAGAAAATATAGTTTATAAATATAACACTTGTTCTAAGGAATGTAGAAAGAAATTAGAACATGGGCTCAAAGGAGTAAAAAAACCTGAAGGTTTTATGTCTCAAGAACATATTAATAAGATTAGTAAATCCCACTTAGGTAAAATAGTATCAAAAGAAACTAGGGATAAAATAAGTAATAGTTCTAAAGGGATAAGTAGAAATAAAGGGAAACAACCTATGCTAGGTAAAAAACAAAGTTTACATCAAAAAGAAACTGCTAGTAAAAGGTTACTAAAATATTATTCTGAAGGTAATGAACCTTGGACTAAGAATAATAAACATAGTGTCGAAACTATTGAAAAAATTTTTAAAAAACGTAAAATTAATAATTTAGAACAATTAGTTTGGAACACTTTAGTAGAAAATAATATTGATTTTACTTTCCAATTTTATTTAAAAGATGATAAAGATAATTGTAAATCTTATGATTTTAAAATAAAGCATAAACCTATATTATTAGAAATTGATGGTGATTATTGGCATGGTAATCCTGAGACTAAAAGTCATTTCAAGTTAGTAGAAGAAACTAAAATTAATGATATTTATAAGGGTCAATTAGCTCAAGATAAAGGGTTTACTCTATTAAGATTTTGGGAAAAAGATATTAAAGATAATCCAATGATAATCATTGATAAATTGAAAACTATAATATGAGTTTTTCTTACAAAACATTAAATTCGAATGATATAGCACTAACCTCCTATATTGCTAATAAGCAATGGGAGGTTACTGATGCTACCCTATCTCAAAACGGAGTTGCAATTTATATAGGTGAAAACTTGCCTATTAATAAAACAAATCCCTTTAACCCTAATACTGACTCTCAAACTGAAAATGAAGAATATAGAAGATTAGTATTTGATTCTATAAAAAATTTGTATTATCAAAACTATGTCTCTGGAACATTATCTGGAGATTTTTACCAATCATCTTCATTCTTTAATTATGAGCAATCCACTCTAATATCAAATACTATTAGAAATCTACCTACAATTTCAGGGAGTATAGATGGATTAAATGAGTATGATATATCCTCTAGTTTATACGACAGTACAACATTATTTGATTCAGATAAAGGGAGCAAAATAGTAGTAATATCTATAGATCAAAATATATTTGGATCGGGATTATCTCCTAACACAATCAATATTTCAGGTTCAACTTACAATCTACAAGACGATGGTGAGGGTAATATAATGGATACTTTAGCTACTTCTTCATTATATGTTGGAAATGTATTCTATTCTCAAGGATTAATAGTAATAACTAATCAAGATTATTTATGTGTATTTGGAGCCCCTCCAACTACTACAAACGATAATTTTTCTTATTTAAATGTTAATTATAACCCTCAAACCTTAGATATATTAGCAAATGATTTTGCAGACTGTGGAACAATAGACCCAACCTCAGTCCAATTAATGTCTGTACCTGGTTTTAGTTTCCCAAATTATACTTTAAATAATGGTATTATAACAATAACACCCGACCAATCTAGTATAATACCTGGAAACTACCAATTAAATTATACAGCTGGGACTTTTAATGGGGTAAGAAGTAATACTAGTTCAATTAATTTAACTATAACATCTCAATCGTTACAGATAACTAACATAATAAGCTCCTCAGTCTGTTATGCTTCTACAGCATCAGTACCTGTAACTTTTTCTATTAATTATGGGGTACCACCTTACAGTTACTCTTTAAATAATGGAACTACTTATACTGGGATACCTGGATTCTTTAATCAAACTGCTAGTGGGAGTATAACTGCTTCTTTAACAGACATTATTTATGTTAAAGATTATATGGGAGTTATAGTAACTCAATCTTTCAGCTCTTGGTACCCTCCTGTAACTTATACTACTCTTTTAACTAAAAAACCATGTTTTGATACTGACGCCAGTGGTAAATTTACAGTTGATAATACTGGAGGATATACTGGAGTTTCAGCTTCATTTGTTTTAACCGGCTCAGCAGATTCTTATTATGCTTTACCAAAACAATTTACAGCCTTATCAACTGGTTCTTACACCTTAAAAGTTAAAGATTCTTATGGATGTGTTACTAGTTCAATAGTAACTTTAGGAATATATCCTGCTTTAACATCTAGTGCAACCCAAGCTAATGTATCTTGTTATGGATCAAGTAATGGCTATATTTCAGTAGTATTTACTGGTGGTAATGATACATTAATTGTTAATATGACAGATGCTACTGGCAGTTATATATATTCAAATGTTAATTTAAGTAATTTTCCTAATAATACTGTTACTGCTTCTAATTTAGTAAGTGGAAGTTATAGTTTAGTATTATTTTCTTTAGGATTAAATCAATGTCAATCTTATAATAATACATTTACAATAACCTCCCCAACAACCCCAACAACTGTTGTTACAGCATCTTATATAAATTCATGCTCTAATGCTATAATATTCTCGGGTTCAGGTGGAACTGCTCCTTACACCTACTACGCAGTAGAAACAGGTTCTAATGTTACTTATTCATCAACATCAACCCCTTTATCTTTAAATAGTTTAACAGGTGGTACTTTTAATACCTTTATAGTAGATAATAATGGATGTGCTTCAACCTCTTCTTTATTAAACGTATTTAGTAGAGCATATCAATATACCGGCTCATTTTGCTCCCAATCTGGAGGTAATAATACAGGGTATGTTTCTAGTTCAGGAATACAACAAAATTTTACTACAGGACCTTATTCGGGTTCAATGGTAACTTCTAGTTATTCTATAAACTCTACTTTATATGGTCCAACAGTTAATTATAAACAATTATTTGTTTCTGGGACTTTAGATAACATTCAACCTTGTGGAGTAGGTACTACATGGTATAACAGACTATATTCTAACCCTACTTTATGCCCACCAGGAGGATGCTTTGCCCCTATTTTAGTAACTGCAACCCCATTAAATTGTACTACAAATTGGACATCATCATATTCTGCAACTTATAACTCGGGATCAGCTTTAGCTACTAAAACTATAATTGAATATAGTTATAACTCTAGTTTCTCACCTAAAGCTACTCATAGTATAGTTAATGCTTCCCCAACCATGCTCCCATTCTATACAGTAACAGATTTTGGAACGTTTAATACACCAGATCAAATAATGTACTTTAGAGCGTATAATAGTTGCAGTATAGGAACTACCTCATCTTATAGTAATGTTTTAACTGCAAGTTGTACTACAATACCCCCTATACCTACCTTTACAGTGCAAATAAAAAACCACTCAGGAGTAACATTAAATTACTCTACAGGTTCAACTACTTACGTTATATATAATAATGCTTCATCTAGTATTTCATTTACTGAACAAACCAAGGATATAAATTTATATACAATTAATGGAGTCCATAGTGGTGGTGGAGGTAATACTTACACAGCTAACGTTTCTAGTAGTAACGAAGTGAATGGTAATGTTTATACAGCTCTACATTGTCCCGTAGACCCTATTAATTATGTAGATTATACAGTAATATCTGAATATATTGATGGAGGATTTGATTTTACATTTATAGATGATAATAGCAATTCTTTTACAGACCTACAAGTACATATAGATAGAAACACATATAATAATTCAGGAACTATAACCTTAAATATAACTCCATTCTTATAATGTCATCAATAACACAAGATTTAAACGCAACCCTAAGTTTCAAAAACGAATATATCGTTTATGAACAAGAAGTACGTTGTAAAGTAGGAGAAAATGATTTTAACATGACTCTAAACCCCACAATATCAACCGATAATTCAGGTTCATTAAGAGATTTTGCTACCGGTTCAGACTTTTCTCCATATGTTACTACAGTAGGGCTTTATAATAATAGAAGTGAATTATTAGCAGTAGCTAAATTAGCTCAACCTATACCTCTTTCCTCAACAACAGATACGGTTTTTGTGGTTAGGTATGATATTTAGTATTGCATATTGTAATACGCAATCTAAAAATAAAATTATGATAACATCTCCAACTTGGATTTATAAAGGTAAAGTAATAACAGAACTATCAGATATGCCCGAAAATACTTTCGGGTATATCTATGAGGTAACACACACCCCTTCTAATAGAAAATATTTAGGTAAAAAACAGTTAATATCTGTTCAAAAGAAAGCCTTAGGTAAAAAAGAACTAGCTTTAATCGTTGATAAAAGAGCCTCAAAGAAAAAAACAGTTACTAAAGAATCTGATTGGAAAACTTATTATGGTTCTAATCCTACTATTAAACAGATGATAAAAGATGGAAAACAAGATGAATTTACAAGAGAAATTCTTATGTTTGTACCTTCTAAAAAATTATTAACTTACTATGAAGACAAATATCTTTATGTTAATGAAGTATTAGAAAAAGGAGATACCTACTTCAATGACAATATTAGTGGAAGAATGTTTAAAAAGGATTTTTTATAAAAAGTTTGGTTCCCACAAGGAACTTTATTATATTAAACCAAAAATAAAATGAAAAAATTTGGCCTTTTTAACAAAAATTCTAATGAATCAATAAACCAAATGAGATTTAATTCATTAGCCGAAGCAGTTTTATTCTTCGCCCAACAGAAAAGATTAATGGTAAATGCTTTTAATGACATCTTTGATGTAAAAGAAATATAAAACCAAGGTTATGGTAAATGGAATATTATTAGGCCTATTACAATCAGTAATAGGGAAAGGTAATGTGACTTCAAGAGGTAATTATTCATTTAATTGCCCTTTTTGTAATCATAGAAAACCTAAATTAGAAATTAATTTAATACCAACAACTAAAAATGAAAATCCTTGGCATTGTTGGGCTTGTGATGCTAAAGGGAAAACCATATCATCTCTATTTAAAGGTTTAAAAGTAGAAGGAAGTAGATATACTGAATTAAATTCTATATTAGGTACAACTTATAAGACAGATAGAATTGAACTTAATAATAATATTGAATTACCCAAAGAATATTTACCCTTATATAATATATCAAAATCTAATATTACGGCGAGGCAAGCCATAGTTTACCTTAAAAAACGTAATATAAACTTAATTGATATATTAAAATATCAAATTGGATACTGCGAATATGGTCCTTATTCAAATAAAATCATAATCCCAAATTACAATTCAGAAGGTAAATTAGATTACTTTATAGCCCGCTCATTTGAAGAAGATCCATTTAAAAAATATGATGCCCCCTCGGCTGATAAAAATAATATAATTGGGTTTGAAAATCTTATTAATTGGAATTTACCTATTATTTTATGTGAAGGAGCATTTGATGCTATAACTATTAAACGTAATGCTATTCCTTTATATGGAAAAACTTTATCTAAAAAATTAACAAAAAGGTTATTAAATAATGATATTAAAGATATTTATTTAGCCTTAGACAGTGATGCTTTAAAAAGTACACTTAAAATTGCCGGAGATATACTCCAATCAGGAAAAACATTACATGTGATTAAATTAGATAGTAAAGACCCAAGTGATATGGGTTTTGAACACTTTACTCATTTAATACAACAATCACAAGAATTTACTTTTTCTGATTTATTTTCACTTAAATTATCTATTTAAATTATGAGTTACGAAAGAATTTTAAAAATTTCAGATGACCACCAACAGATTACTCTTCCTGATTCACGTTTCTATCAAAGAAATGGTGAATATTATCCTTCAATTACCCATGTCTTATCATCATACCCTAAAGGTAAACATTTTGAAGATTGGTTAAAAAAAGTAGGATATTCATCAGAATATATTGTTAAAAAAGCAGCTGAAGAAGGTACTCAAACTCATCAATTATGTGAAGACTATTTAAATGGTAAAGAATGTTCTTTTTTAGACCAGTATAATAGACCTAAATACATACCTGAAGTATGGAAAATGTTTATTAAATTTGTTGAATTTTGGGAAACTCATAAACCTAAATTAATTGAAACTGAAGTAC